AGAGACTGATCTTTCTAAGTCTCCGTCTTCCATAGCTTCTTGCGCACTCCGAATAAAACGAGTAGTCTTATGTTCAGGGCGATAGAAAGTAAGAAAGACTCCATTAATTAAGCTGTTTTGTAAATACTCAGGACACCGATATATTAATGGAAAGTAATTACTTCGTTCGGTTTTTAAGATTTGGTTTTTGATTTCAATATCAGCTAATTCTCGAACCTCATCTTCAGTTAATCCAATTTCTCCTCTCTTAAGTTCATTCCAATTTATATGAGGAGCAACTCTAGCAACTAAGTTTCTCGATTCTTCTTCTCGATTACCATCTATTTTTGTACCGATACCTATAATAGAATGTCCATCAACAGAATAAGGATAGAATAGTTCTGTATTAGAATTCCATCCGTTTCGGGACTGGCGTAAAGGTTGATAGGTTTCAGTCTGAGTAATGTGTTCCCTTAGAGCAGGCATATTGTATGGTTTAAATCGCCATTCTTCTACAGTATTTCGAGGAACTGGATCAAATATACTTTGGTCTTGGTTACTCCACTCTTCAGGCGAGAAAGAATAGATGCGGTTGTGAAATGGAGAACGATTAGCCGGAGGATCGTTTCGTCTGTAGATGGTTGCGCCTAAATCTGTAACGGCTCTAATATCCAAATGAAAACTTGGGTGGTGTTCCATTTTAAGGAACTCTCCTGTATCTGGTCTACGAGAAATACCATCTCCTTGTGGAACTGGTTCGCCTATAGAAAGATAGTAACCTTTCATTCTATCTGTATAATAATCTGCACCAAGAGGAGGAGTAACAGGATCTTGAAGCATACTACCCATAGAATACTTAAAGACAACATCATTAGATATAGAAGGGTTTCCTGCCATAGATACTAAATAAGGATCTGTATCAGCTGCATTGCGTCCTTCTTTTATGGTGTTTGTAATATCAGGTACTTTGGTGATATACTGTTCATAATAATCATTTTGATCCGTCATATGATTCTCCTACCATGATCGTCCATGTGTTCTATTCCATTTATTAGAGGGCGAGGGTGGCGTATTATTCTGTAAACGTAAAGCCCCCGATACTTTAGAAGAAAGTAATCCATAACCCCGTTGTTTATCACTTAACCAACCTTTAATTATTTCATTTTGTTCTAAAGCTCTATTTTTTTGAATAGCTTTATCAACATTTAGTCCTAAGGAATCTTCCCAATAAGATACCGTCGCAGCTAAAACATCTACTCTATCATCTTTAGCTAAACTACCTCTGCCAGAATGTAAACGTGTAATTTGATATTGTGTTTCTTTATCTTTAATAGCTTTAGTATCAAAACAAAGACGATGTTGGGCCATAACTGGTTCTAAAATATTTATTATACGAGTTTCTTTAGACCCAGTGACTCGATAGTCTTCAATAGCTACCTGTCCACAGGTTTCAGCAAGAACAGGACGCAATAACTGACAGAACATTGCGTCTCCAAAGTTACTTTCTACTCGAACCAATTTAATTTGATATTGGAATACAAGTTTAGCAATCTTTTTAAGTGTGACTTCACTATAACCGCCATCTAGACCTAATAATTCATGGATAAAAACATAACCATTACAAGTTGATCCAATACAGATTGCAGTTTCATCCTTTCCCCGTCCACTAGGATCTATAAACATAGCAGTCTGTGTATAGTTAGTATAGTTCGAAGATATCCACATTGGATCGTAAACTAGATCACCAGATAACCCAAAGGCAGGCACATGTTTGTTCGGAGAAGACGAAGCCCATACAATCTTTTCAGGACTAAGCTCAGGATTAATATCAAACACTAATAAATCTTTTAGTTTAAGTGGATACTTTTCAGAATCGGCTAACGTAGTATCTAGTTTATAATGCAAAGAGAATAATCTAGGACCAACTTTGGCTTGTCGTTGTAGTAAAACTTCTTCAGGGAATCGTTCGGGCTGTGTAGGAGATCCGGGTTCTAAACCAGTATTCCAGATCCAGTCAGCAACGTCTTCAGATTCACTAATAATAGATTTATCTGGCATCATTGCGGGAAATTTAGTAACTGGATAGCCTTCTTTTAAATGGTTGTAGATAGATTCTTGGATCTGAGGAGTCCCAAGAAAGATAACTCTACCTCCTACATTTCTAATCTGTTCAAACTCACTAACTTTATTTAATAGTTTACTTCGAGCAGCCGAGGTTTCACAGTTACCTTCAATTTCAACATCATCAGCAATCACATATTCGGCATGAGATCCGGTTATCTGCGAAGAAATTCCTCGTGCAAAACAAGATTTATCTTGACCAATTTTTGTACGGGCTTCGACATTAAAAGCAAAGGCATTATCAGTTGTATGATCTCCGGGTCTTAGGTGTTCACAATAAGGTACTAAGTCTAGGATTTTTCTAGTCATACTAATAAACTCAGCAGCTTTATTTCCAGTTGCAGAGATAACCATGATAGTAGTATTACAATCCTTTAAAAGAAACCATGAAGCTAGGCAGGCAGTAATAACAGACTTCCCAAACCCCCGTCCTGCTTGTAATTGCATATCAGTCGGCCCATTCTGAAGAACTTCAGCCATAGCATATTGGGCTGCGGTTGGCTCTCCAAGACCAAGATATTTAAAACAGGCCCACAAATGATTACGAAAATCATCAACCATTTCTTGAGGGGCATTCATAGATGGTCTCCTTAGGTTCAAAATTTAAAGGGAGTTTGTGCTAAGATTGCTTCAACTTCGTTTAAAGTTTCTAGCGGAATACTATCTAACTGATCTCGATTGTCTGTAATAATTCCACGAATGACTTGGTATAAACCGGGAGTACATTTCATAGGATCATTTAAATCAAAAATTAATTGTTGTAGTAAGAGTTCGTTTAGTTGAGAAATTTTATTCATTTTAACCTCCAGTATATTTAGTTCCGTAGTAATTATTGAAGATGCCTTCAGTTATATTTTGTGGTGCTTTTCCTCGACCCGGTGTAGTGCTGCTTGTTGGCGCACCAAGGGGTATTTCGCTGGTGTTACTCGGACCAAAACACTTATTAGCATTTTCTTGATCGTCAGTATTATGGGAAACATTACAGAAGAATATACTGTATCGCATCACATGGTTTGCAGCATCTCCAGTCTCAACCGATCTATAACCATTATAGAAGATATTATCATTTAGTAAACTTAACTCCAAACTAGTATATTTCGTCGAGGTTGTGCCTAGTTGGATGACAGAATCTTTATCTTGTCCAGTATTACCATATCCTTGTGAGTTAGATTCTAATATATTACCTGTAATTATAGTACTACGACTACTAACTCCTGCGGTACTAGTGGTAAAAGTAATAGCAACTCCTTTAGTTAAAGCTACATTTTCTCGTTCTCCTGTTATGAAGTTATTCTGAATTTGCATACCCCGTATTTGAGGACTTACACCAGTTGGGGTTGTAAGGTTTTGAACAATGTCAATACCAGTTTGACAACTAGAAATTTTATTGTTTTGAATTTGGAGTCCCCATATAGGACCATTTGTAGATCTTGGTCTAATTACAATCCCCCGAGTTCTAAATACCCCATCTCCAGTACGACCAGCGATTCGATTGTTTTGAATTTGTGCTGTTGGATAAGAAAATGTTTGTCCTCTATTCGTTTTAGCATAAAGATTTGTTAATGATCCACCAAATGCTGATGTTTTATCGGTAGTAGTATTAATAGCGTATCTAGGTTCCCAAAAAATTCCAGCAGATTCTACGTTTTGGAAAGAATTATTATTACATTTTAATTCAAAACAATAAGCTGCAAGACTATAACTACTATCTGGTTGAGCGGTTGTATCAATATCTAATAATGAACCAGAAGTAAATGTGTTATCGATTATTTCTGCATAATTAGAAATATAAATATATACACCATAACGACGAAATCCTTTTATTATATTATTCCGAATAAAGATATCTTTAGGAGTTCCTGTTGAAGAGGAAGCAAGAATTCCTGTACGATATAAGCCATCGAAGCGATTTCCAGTTATAGTTATTTCAGTACAACTTGGACCAATTTGAACTCCATATCCTTCAGGTCCATGTAAAGTAGTTGATAGATTGTTTGTAAAAGTGCTTCGATAACAATAATCGAAGTCTATATCTGTCTGAACTTTAGAGAACCTACAGTTTTTAATAGTAGTATTAGCTCCAATATCAACGTCTATAGCCGTATTCCAACCCCAATAAGCCTTCATGTTTGAACCGCCTCCAGTAGCACCAAGACTAGTGGACTCATCGCTGTTTGGGTTTGTTACAGTAACTAAAGTATTTGATCCGCTTTCACTAACATTAGTAATTGTGCACTTATCAGAATTAAATGTAGTATTCTCTAAACCTCCAAATGCTGTGGTTGTATCTCGATCTCCAATAAATAGCTTATTTTCTGTATTTATACCTAAGCTTGTTCCGGGTACAGTTATAATGGATGTAGTAGTAGTCGAAGTTTGAATAGGATTGCCTCCTAATAAAAACTCCGTTACTCCGGCTCCAATTATTTC